CGTCGCCCTCGTCCGGTGGCAGTTCGTCGTACCCGACCATGGCGCGCGCTTCGTTGCGCGTGAGCAACCCGCTCGTCCAACCGACGTTCGCGCGTTCCCACAAGCTCGATTGGTCCTCCGACAGCGCCGGGAACGCGTCGCGGTCGTACGCCAGCGTCACGTTCGGTCCGTACGCGGGCGCAAGCCACTCGTTCATCTCACCCACGAAGTAATCGAGGAACGGCAGCACCGCATTGAGCATCAGCGCGCGCAACGCTTGCTGTTGGTTCTCGTACGTGCCTTCTTGCATGCCGGTCACGACCGGATGCACACCGTACGCGGCGTGCACTTGGCGGGCGGCGTCGGCTTGCCCCGCGAGGAAGTCCAAGTCCTTCGGTGACAACCCAAGCTCCTGCCAGGTGGTGCCGCCCTCGATCAGCATGGGGCGTCCACGCCGTCCGAGTTGCGTGGCTTCGTCCATCTCCGCGCGCAACCGGCGGAACTGGTCGTCGGTCATGGTGCCGGTGGTGACCCACGCGCCGGAGGGTCGCGCGCCGTTCTGCACCAGCGCGAGGTTGTGCGCTTGCCCGGCGTTGTAGATGTCGATGCCGCGCGCGGCGGCGCTCAGGGGACTCATGCCGTACCAGTCGTTGAGCGGTGCCCACGTCTTGAGGTGCCGGACTTGCCACAGGTCGAACGTGACCTTCTCGCCGTTGAGTTCGTACACGTACCCGCGCACGAGGTCTACCGGATCGGGCACCACGCGCATGCGGTCGGGCCGTTTCACCCACAGTTCTTCCGGCGGGCGGTTCGGCAAGCCGACGCGTTCGATGTACGCGTTGCCCGCCGTGAGCCAGTACCCCATGACGCTTTCGATGAACCCGCTGCCGCTCAGGTGCGGGTTCGGTCGCGCCAGCAAGTCCAACAGCGGGTGCTCGTTCTTCTCGTCGTCGCCGTCGGTGATGATCCACCGCGCGCCTTTGGCGAGGCGCGTCAACCACGACACGCACGCGTACGCCCATACCGCCTGTTCGTACCCTTCCTCGACGAGCTTGTCGAACCGGCGGGGCGTCCACACGGCATCCGCGCCACGAACCGCTTGCACCTCAAGCCGGGTCGTGGCGCTGGCCTTGCGTCGGAACACGCGTTCGAGCAGACTTGGCACCTCACAGGCTCCTTACTCGCGGCGCGGTGCTCGGCGGGCGGTACACTGCCAAGCCTAGCGCATCCGCGCGGTCAGGTGAGCGACCAAGCGTTTCGCGGAGTTCGTCCTTGCTCACGACCATGTACCGGCCACGTTCGTCGAACCGGTACGTCGCCGCAATCAAGTCCTCGCGCGTGAAGTCATCCGGCGGGTACGCGCCGCCCTCGTCCAACCACGCGCGCAACGCGAACCACACCTGATCGCGCAACCGACGGTGTTGCTCGCTGGTGCTGACTTCCGCGACGTTGATGGGGATGGTGTCGATGACGCTGGCGTGCTTGTGCATGAGCACGTCCACGACGCCTGCGCCGATGCCGATGGTGTCCACATGCGCGCGTGGCTTCTCGCCACGAACGGCGAGCGCGCGTGCCGCTTGCAGCACGAGGTCCACCGTGGCGTACGTGTCGGTGTTGCGCGCGCTGATGGGCGGGTACGCCTTCAGGCCACGCACGGGGTACACGACGGTCTCGTCACCGCCGGATCGCGCGGGGTCCACACCGAGCACGAGCTTCCCTTCGGGGATGGTGGCGGCCCAGCGTTCCTCGGCGGCTTGCGCGAGCGCGAGGGGGATGACGTTGTTCGTGCCACTCGCGGGGAACTCGCCGTCCACGTGCACGCTGACGTACGGGCTGTCCGGGCCGTACCGCGCTTCGGCTTCTTCGATGAACCGCGTGGTCGCGAGGCCAGGGATGACCATGCGGTTCTGTTGCACGTTGGGGCTTTCGCGGCTGCTGATGTGCAGGCCGGTCCACACGTGCCGTCCGCCGTGGAACGCGTCGTAGAACGGTCCGCTCATGCGCGTCGGGTTGCCGGTGAGGACGATGCTGCCGCCACCGGCGACGTTGCCTTCGATGGCTTCCACGATGTCGCGTTCGACGCCGGATGCCTCGTCGATGAGGTACATCGCGGATTGGCCGGAGTACCCTTGCATGTTCTCGCGTTTCGCGGCGGTGCGCGCTTGGATGGCTCCACCGTTGATGGTGGCGATGCCGGTGTTCGGATCGCGTGGCACGTCCGTGAACAGGCGCGCGCGGTCGTTGATCGTTTGGAGTTCCGCCCAAAGGATGCCTTTGACCTGCGGGAACGACGCGCTGGTCATGATGACCTTGCCGTCGCGCGCGAACGCGTGCCACAACGCCGCCGCGACGATGCCGGTGCTCTTGCTGACCTTGCGTCCGGCGCGGATCGCCACGCGGTCGTGGTCACGCAACGCCGTGAGGATGTCCGCCAACCGGTCCCACATGGTGAGGCCAAGGATGTCCACCGCGAACCCCACCGGATCGTCCGCGTACCGCGCGAACGACCGCACGCGACGGCGTGCCAACAGGATGCGTGCCGCGTCCGCGCGGATGGTTTCAGCCGACGCCACGCGCGATGGCCTCTAGTTCCTCGTCCGTCAGTTGGTGCAGGTCGATGCTGCCGGAGTGCCGGTGCTCGCGGGCTTCGATGTACCCGCGGTCCTTGCCGATGGTTTGCAGGAAGTACCGGATGGCCCACGCTTCGCCTTTGGCGATGGCGGCGTACAGCTTGCCTTCGGCGGTGTCCACGGTGAACTCGCGGGCTTCGTCGATCTCGTCCTTGAGGTCGGGCCACCGTTCGATGGCGCGGTAGATGCTGCGGCGGTTCACGCCGAGGGATCGCGCGGCGATGCTCAGGAGGCCGTGGTGCCGTTTGATGGCTTCGCGGTACTCGCGTTTGGTGGGTGGTTTGCGTCGCCGGTCGGCGGTGCTGCGGTCGTCGCGTGGCATGCGGTGGCCTCCCTTCTTGCTTCTAGTGTGGCACGCGTGCGATGCGGTGGGTGCTCATGGTGTGCCGAGGTTGCGTGTGCGTCGGGTGAACTCGTCGAGTGCGGTGGGGTCGCCGCACGTGGCGAGTTCGACCCAGGCGGTGTTGTGCTCGGGCCAGGTGTGGATGCTGGCGTGGCTTTCGCTGAGGATGATGGTGCCGCTGATGCCGCCGCCGGGGAAGTCGTATCGCTGGCTGGTGAGGATGGTGATGCCGGTGAGGTGGTTGACGGCGGTGATGAACGCGAGCCACGTGCGGTTGCCGTCGGTGAAGTCACCGTGGATGGTGTGGTGGGTGGTGTGGACGATGGGGAGGTGGACGGTCATGCGCGGAACACCAGGGCGTACTCGTGGACTTTGGGTGCGATGCGTTTGAGGTTGAAGGCGACACCGAACGCTTTGGGGAGTCCGCCGACGAGTCCGTCGATGATCCACATGTCGTGCATCGTCCATCCGGCGTTGGTGGTGGCGCGGATGTAGTCCGCGTGGTACGGGATGAACCGTCCGTCTTTGCGGATGTCGTTGGTGTTGATGATGGCGTACGCGCCGGGTTTCATCTTGGGGTGCCACGCGCGCATCACGTCGGTGATGCCGGTCATGAACTCGTCGTAGGTGTGGTTGGTGCCGAGTTGCTCGGGTTCGTCGCCGTAGTATTCGACGTCCCAGTAGGGTGGGCTGGTGAACATGAAGTCGCCGGTGTGGTCGGGGATGTGCGTGGGGTGGCGTGAGTCTCCGAGGCGTACGTCGATGGTGGTGGTGTGGTCGTCGATGCGGTCGCGGGTGCGTTCGACGTACGCCATGAACGTGCGGCTGGCGTCCATGCCGATGTAGTGCATGCCGAGTTCGTGGGCGACTTGCATTTGGACGCCTTGGCCGATGAAGGGGTCGAGGTACGTGTCGCCGGGTTTGGCGTAGTACTTGGCGAAGAACGCGACGAGTTCGGCGGGCATGATGCTGGCTTGGACGCGGCTGCCGGACTTCTTGGTTTCGAGTCCGCCGCCGAGCATCTTGAGTTTGGCGCGTTCGCGGTCGGACTCTTTGGCGCGGTCGGTGACGACTTCGCGGGTTTGCGTGCCGTCGTAGCGCATGCCGATGGATCGCCCGCGTTCTTCCTTCTGGTACGTGAACATGCGGGCGCTGGCTTTGCCGCGTGCGAGGCGCAGGATGCTCGTGGGGATGATGCCGAACTTGGCGAGCATGGCGGCGCGGTCGGCGCGGGATTTGGCGACGCGTTCGGTGAACGCGCTCATGCGAGGCGCAACCAGGCGGTGAGCACGTCGTCGAGCATCGGTTCGCCGGTGTCGGTTTGGTGGCGGGTGTACTCGGTGACGAACGCGCGGTACGTGGTGGTGCGGACGCGTCCGTTGTAGTCCCCGAACCGGAATGGCACGTGATCGGTGTCGGTGTTCTCGCCGGTGGGGTTGAGGTCGAGTTCGTCGTCGCCGTCGTCGTTCGTGAGGCTGGTGAAGATGTCGTCGTCGTAGCCGGTGCCGTCGAGGGTGCCGAACTCGTCGAGGATGCTGGTGAGCATGGTCATGAGTTCGTCGTCGTCGTATCCGGCGATGTCGTTGGTGCGGTTGTCTACCAGGAGGATGCGTAGGGCGTGGTCGTCGTCTACGTCTACCCAGGTGACGGGGATGTGGGTGGCTCCGGCAGCTTTGGCGACGGCGTAGCGGTGGTTGCCGACGAGGATGTGGCCGGTGCTGCGTTGGGCGACGATGGTGCCGTAGAAGCCGTTGGTGGTGATCGAGTCGTGGATGGCGGTGGCGTTGCCGCGGCGTGGGTTGCGGGGGTGGGGTTGGATGTCGTCGATGGGGATGGTTTCGGTGGTTTGGTTGATGGTGTTCATGGTGGTGCGTCTCCCTTCGGTGTGAGTATAGCGTAACCGCGGCTTGACATGTGATGATGCGGTATGTTATGATGACCCTGAAGGAGGAACCGCATGAGAGCAACCGCGAAGTTCCCGTTGCCGTCCCCGAAGCCCGTCAAGACCCTGGTGGGGTTCTCGCTCGTTCGGTCGTGGTACCGAACCGAAGCGGAAGCCGATGAAGTCGCCGCGTTCGTGCAAGCGCGTGGTGACACGCGGTACGGCGGGTTGATGGATGGCATGCCGCTCGGTCGTGAGCGTGGCGCGGATCAGGATGACCCGGAGTTTGGGCGCATCTACTGCGTGGCGCACGACTTGCCGGTGGCGTGACCGCGAGGGTGGGGGTGGTTCGTCACCCCCACCTTCACAACATCCGCACCATTCGTGTATGATGTCGATGAAGGAGGAACCATGAGCAACTACGTCGAACGTGTCCGCATCCCTGACGAGGTGTACGACGCCCTCACCGCCGCGAACGTCCACAAGGCCGACGACAACGGCTACGCCGGGTTCGAGGAAGCCAACCGGCGACGCCGGTACGTGTGGAACTCGGTCGAGGTGTACCTGGACCGCGACGCGCTCGTTCGCATCGCGGAGTTCATCTCCGACGGCGTGCCGGACGTTGATCCGGCCATCGTGAAGCGCGCCGGTGAACGCGTTGGCGAAGCCGTCGCGGTGCTCGACAGCAAGATCAACGCCGAAGCCGAACGCGAACGCGAACGCAAGGTCAAGCGCACCGAACAGATGATGGTGCGTGCGTCGGCGCGCGCGCGTGTGGGCGTCGAACGCGAGACCATCGAACGCGCGATGCCGTACGGTGCCGCTACCGTCGTCGAGTGGTGTGACCGCGTGGAAGGCGAGTACGACGCCGAGGCGAGCGTCATGGCCGAACGGTTGGCCGGTGGCGCGGTTGAGGCGGCGCTGCGGTACCACGCCGGTTCGTTGGTTGGCCGCGGGTTCCTGCGCGACATGGCGAAGATCATCCGCGCGCACGCCGCGGTCGAAGGCCGCACGTGGATTGACGCGTTGGCGATGGCGGTGCGTGACGCCGACGCGCGCGCGGACCGGTTGGCGCGGAACATGGCGGCGAACACGTCGCTGATGACGGCGTTGATCGAGAACACCGAACTCGCGGCGATCCGCGACTTCCTCGACCACAACATCCGGTGGGTGTTCGGTGTGCGGTCCGGCACGTTGGTGGACTTCGCTGACCTGTTGGCGGTGGCGAACCAAGCCATCGACGGCGAGTGACGGTGCCGGGAAGCGGCGGCTTCCCGCACCCCCACGCTTGACATGATGTGATGCGGTTTGGTATGATGCCCGTGAAGGAGGAACCATGAGCAACCCCATCGAAGCCGTCGCCCTCGAAGTCACCCCCATGGACATGGCCCTGTTGATGTCCGGTGTGGCGAAGATCATGGAACTCACCGCGCAAGCGAAGGAGGACGAACTGCCCGCGGAAGTCAAAGCGTACGGCGTCATGGAGTGCATGCGCCTGCTCGACAAGCTCAACCGCGTCGTCGAGCACGCCATGAACACCATGAACGACACGCCGAACGTCACCGACCGCGAACCGATGAAGTCCTAATCCGAACGGGGCGGTGGTCACCCCGCCGCCCCACCCCGAAGGAGGAACCATGAGCGCCTACAACGGTTGGACGAACTGGGAGACGTGGAACGTCAACTTGTGGCTGACGAACGACGAAGGATCGTACGCGTGGTTGATGGACGCCGCGAAGCGCGCCATCGCCACCGACCCCGACGACGATGACGACCAGGAACGCATCCTGGCGGCTTACCTGCAAGTCATGGTGCCCGACAGCGGCTTCGTTGGCGACAGCGTGTCGTGGCACCGCGTGAACTGGCGCGAGATTGCCGCCGCCGCATTGGAGGTGTGACCGTGGACCGCGACTACACCATCATCGTTGCGAACCCGCACGCTGAAACCACCGGTGGCAAGCCGATTGCCGTGTACGGCATCGGTCGCTACGAGGACTGGTCGGTGCTTGCGGGCCAAACGAAGCGCGTGTTCCTGGACGACTTCGATACCGTCGAGGAAGCGCAGGTGGCGTACCCGGACGCTTCGGAGTCCGGCTTGCCTGAGCGTGCGCGCGTGCCGATCAACCCGCCGTCCTGGTTCGACCCGATGGATGCGGGCGAACGGTGGTCCGAAGATGACTGACATGCGTGGACGGTGGGCATGGGTGGCCGTGTGGGTGGTGCTCGGCGCGGTCGCCGGGTTCACCGCCGGAACGCGCGGCCCCGACGCGTTCGTGTTCTTCACGCTCGGGTACTTGGTCGGTTCGTTCTTGATGGACGCGCTGACGCGCACGAAGGAGGCACCATCATGAGCACGCACGGTGAGCGGCGACGCGTCGCCATACGGATCGCGTTGGACGAAGGAGCCGACGCCGCCGACATCGAAGAACGCGGTGGCGGGCATTGGGCGTTGGTCATGCAGTATCGCGGCACCATCCGCCGCGTGTTCATGTCCAAGAGCCCAAGCGACACCGCGCGCGCGGCAGCGAACTTGCGCCGCGACGTTCGCAAGGTCATGAACGAACTGAAGGGAGAACCATCATGAGCAACCAGACGATGACGTTCACCGGTTGGATCGAGTACGGTCGGCAGGAACCACGCACCGCAACGGACCCGGCGGACTTGACGAGCATCATGCACGTCCTGTCCACCGACGACGCCAACCGGTTGACGGGCGACTTGCTGCGGCACGCGGCGGTGCGGAACGTGACCATCGAGGTCGGCATCGTCGAGAAGTACCGCGACCACGCCGAGTTCATGGCGGACTGGTACGTGCACTCGCACAACGGTGGCGTGCACGACTTTGACCTGGTGCTGCCGGTGGTGTTGACGTACACGCATGGCAAGCCGGTGCACGGCGGATTGGTCGTGACGTTCCATGTCGAAGGCAACACGCCGCCGCGGTACGTGCGGTTCGGCATCCACACGTGAAGGAGGCATGATGCACAACACCCCTTGGATGGACGAGGACGACGCCATCATCCGCGCGTTGTACGTCGAAGGCGGCGCGCGCGCGGTCGCGAACGACCTGGCGATGAGCGGTCGGCCCGAACGGACGCTGCCCGCCATCCGCCAGCGCGCGAACGCCATCGGCGTCAAGCGCCACGGCGAAGCCCGCGCGGTACCGGTGACGGTTCGCCTGTCGGAACGGACGGTGGCGCTGTTGGATGCAGCGCGCGGGAACACGTCACGCAGCGCGTACGTCGCGCGCGTGCTGCGGCAGCACCTTGCGGTGCGGTCGCCGTACTGAAGGGAGGCACGTGATGATCCGACGAGTGATGACCGTGTTGGCCGTGGCGTTGGTGGTGTCCACCGGCGCGTTCGCGCAAACCGAAGCGAAGGGCGTTGCGCTGATGCTCGCGAACGAACTCAACGCCATCATGCTCACCGAGTGCCCGTTGCCGGTTGAGGGTGAGGGTTTGGTTCCGTGGTGCTTCGAGGTCGAGTACGACGTGCGGTTCGGCATGACGATGTTGGACATGGTGGTGCCGTACGTGGCGGGCCGTTCGATGGCTTGGATGCTGCCGTGGTCGGTGTACGACGAGCCGATCCCGGACTTGCCGCCGCCGTCCGGTGACGAAGACATCGCGGCGTTCCGGGAGTTCTACACCAAGACCGGTCGCGAAGCGTTCTCGTTGATGCTGACGCCCGCGTACACGGCGCGGGGTGGAACGGTCGTGTGGGTGTTCCGCACGCCGAGCATGGACGAGTTCGTCACCCCATAACAGCGTTACCAGACGCTCGTGGTGGCCCCGCCATCCGCCCGCTAAGGGTTGATGGCGGGGTTCTTCATGGAACGCGCGCGCGCATTACGTCGTGACGCGGTTCCGCGGTTTCGCCAGCGTCGCGTGGATGGCATCCCAGTCCTTCGGACGCCACACGTGCACTTCGACGTTCGTGCCCGCCGCGGCACCTAACGCGTCCAACCACGCCGTCTGATCCGGGCGCAACCGACCGGTGTCGGTCTTGAGTTCCGCGAAGATGATCCGCTCACGCACCAACACGAGGTCCGGGAACCCCTTGCCGTCCCCGGCGACGGGCGTGCGCCACTCGCCACGCTGGTTCTGCGCGGGCCGGAAGTGCGCCGTGCGCCACCCCAACCGTCGCGCCAACGCGATGACCTGCGATTGGAACGCCGCCTCGGGAACGCGCGCGGTGCCGGTCATGGCCGTGGCAGCAACCGCCGACGGTCCGCGAGTTTCGCTTCCAGGTCGGCAATCTCGTCCTCAAGGTCGGCGGCCTTCGGCTTGTACACGCGTTCCGCACGCAACGCCAATCCAGCGCGGCGTCGCGCGGCTTCCTCTCGGATGGTGTTGCGCGTGCCACCCACGGCGTCATCGGCGGTGCGCGCGTACGCTTCGATGTCCGCGGCGGCTTGCCGGTACTGGTTCCGCATGGCGCTCAGTTCATCACGCCGCCACGTGAGTTCGCGCTTGATCGCGTCATCGCAACATGACGTGCCCGCGTGGTGCCACACGACCTTGCCGTCGTAACTGGTGGTGGTCGCCATCGCGCCGCAGAACGGGCACCCTGGCCCGCGCGGGTTGCCGAACACGATGCGTCCGTCCTTGTCGCGGTTCGCGTCGTCGAGGGCGTGCCTCATGCGCGCGCGCCGTTCGTGCCGAAGATGGCATCCGCTTGCGCGTCGAGGTCACGCCGGTGCCGTTCGCGTGCGGACCGGTTGCGTTCGTCCGCGCGCAGGAGTTCCGCTTGCTTCTCGGCGCGCTCAAGTACGCGACCGGTGACCGTGAGGTTGTCGAAGCCGTACCCGTGCTCGCGCCACCATGGATCGGCGGCGACGTTCGCTACGGCCAACCCAAACGCGGCGACCGCTTCGGTCGGGCTGGTGAAGTCCCGGATGAAGCGGTCGATGGCCTTGCGGCGTTTGTCGTTGAGGGTGCTGATGCGTGGGAGCATCCCGCATCCGTCGTTCCAGGCGTCCATGAACACCTGATGGTCGAACGAGCGCCGCGGCGTCAGCCGCGTACCGTTCGTGGGTGGTGCACTCAACAGTTCGCGCGGTTCGACGTGCTTTTGATTGAGGTGTTCGTCTTGGTAGTTCTCCGTCTTACTACCTTCAGTCTTACTAGTGGCCGGGTCGCCGTCGGACCGGTGAGCCGTACTACGGGTTTCCCGTAGGACGGCGGCGACCGCCTCGGGATCGTCGGACACGATCCACTCCCACCCGGTCCACGCTTGGGTGGCTTCGTCGCGCGTCCGGTACCTGGCGAGGTACCCGGCTTCCTCAAGTTCGCGCAGCGCCGCGCGCGTGGCGTCACGCCCGTCGGTGCTCACGGTGATGAGGTGGTTGAGGTGGAACGTCCACCGTTCGGGGCGCGTCCGCATGTAGACCAGCAGCCCCTTGGCCTTCCATGACAACCGCGGATCATCCATCGCGGCGTTGCGGACGATGGTGAAGTTCGTGTTCGGAAGGTTCCTGATGTTCATGGCCTTGCTCCGTCGCCGGTCGGTTGGTATCCTCGGGGGGAAGCGCCCGCTTCGCTTGCTTGTTTGCCCCCCAAGGCGACCGGCGTGACGCCCCCTTTCGAGGGGGCGTTTCGCATGATACCGCTCAACGTGCGGGCACCCGTCCGGTTGGTATGCTGGTCGTGCGCCCCGTTGCTCGCGGGTCGTGTTCTTCCTTCAGCGCCGCGCCGTTGGCATCCGTCCACGGCGCGGTTGCGTTTGGATCGTAACGTGTTATCGTAAGTCGTCGGTCATCCCCGACACGAAGGAGGAACGATGAGCACCGCATACAACCATGCACGCACGCATCCGCGAGTGACCGGAACGGAGCGACCACCATGGGCATGAGCCGCGAAGAACTCCAAGCACGCCGCGCGTTCATCGGCTCGTCCGATGTGCCCGCCATCCTCGGGTTCGACCCGTACCGGTCGATCACGGACGTGTGGCTTGAGAAGACCGGACGCACCGTCGTCGAACCGTCCACCAGCGAACCCGCCGAGTTCGGCACCGCCGTCGAACCGGTCCTCATCGAGTGGGCAGGCCGGAAGCTCGACCTCACCGTCACGCGCGGGTTGGTCGCGCACCACCCGACGCACCCGTTCATGCGCGCGCAGATGGACGGCTGGGTCGAAGGAGCCAACGCCGTCGTCGAAGCCAAAGCGTACGGCTTGTGGAACCCGCGGTGGGATGGACGCGATTGGGGACTCGACGGCACCGACGAAGTGCCGTACAACGTCATGGCGCAAGTGAACTTCCAGATGGCATGCGCCACCGCCGAACGCGCGTACGTCGTCGCGTTGCTCGGCAACGGCATGGGCGTTCGCGTGTACGCGTTGCCGCGGAACGACGCCTTGATCCACGAGGTCGAACGTCGATGCGAAGCGTTCTGGACCGACCACGTGGTCGCGGACGTGCCACCGGACGCGCCCGCGTCGTTGGACACGCTCAAGACCGTCATCCGCGAACCGGACGGCATGCGCGAAATCACGCACGACTGGCCGGACCGGTGGCTCAACCTCAAGGAGCAAGAGGGGTTGGTGTCCGCCGCCGTCGCGGATGCGCGCCGCGCCATCTTGCAGGAGATGGGTGACGCCGAGGTTGGCTTCACTCCGTTCGGGGAGTTCTCGTACCGGGCGAACGCGCGTGGCGTGCGGACGTTCCGGTTCCACGGGTTGCCGTCATGATCCGCCGGTTCATCGCCATGGTGTACGTGCCGTGGGATGCCGTCATGCGGATGCCGCAAGGGTGGACCGGTCCCGACAACAGCGTCGGGTTCATGCCGGTGTTCGCCACGCGCGAGGACGCACGCGCGGTGTTCCCGACCGCCACCATCATCGAAGTCGGCGGTGCCGAACTGCACGCCGCCACCACGAAGGGAGAGCAAGCATGAGCGACCAGAACGAACGCACGCGCCTGTTGCTTCGTGACCTTGGCGTTGCGTACGACCGCCTGTGCGCCACCGCGAACGACACCGACACCGAAGGCGCGCACGCGGCAGGCGACACCATCATGGCCGACGTGGTGCGGCTGCTCGCGTCGCACATGCCGGATGACGCCACCGCGTTGACGCTTGCGACGCTCGCGGTCAAGTACGACGAACTCCGAAGGGACTGGTGGTACGCGTGAGCAACACCAAACGCGTTCCGCAACGGTACCGGGTGTTGCGTCTGGCGATGGACCGCGCCGGACACGGGTTCACCCGGTTGGATGCCGCCACCGAAGTCGGGTGCTACGAACTGGCGTCCCGGATCGGTGAGCTTGAGGCCGAAGGCGTCGTGTTCCATCGCGCGCGGTTCGTCGCGCCGAACCGGTACGGCGACATCACGCAAGGCGTCCGGTACACGTTCCTGTCGTGCCCGAAGCACCTCGCCACGCTCGCGTACAACCCGGAGGGCTGACATGCCTACCATCACCACCAAGTTCGCACCGCACCAAGCCGTTCGGTTGACCCTACCGACGCCGGACGCGACCGCCGTTCGCGCGGTCGTGGTGGCGCTGACGGTGATGACGGAACCGTCCACCGGCATGCCGATGGAGGACGAGTACGCCGTCATGTGGCACGGGCCGAACGGTCCGCACATGATGGCGGTTCCACCGAAGGACTTGACCGCCATCGACGGCGCGCGCGGCATCGAGGTCACCGCGCCGTACGGCATCGGTGATTGGGTCATGTACGACGCCGAACGCGACGGCGACATCGTGCACGTGCCCGCGCGCGTCATCGGGTACGAGGTCACCGCGAACGCCGACGGAACGCCGACCGTTGGCACGTACCGCATCGAGTACAGCATCGGCATGGGGATCAGCAAACTCGCCGTCAACCTTGACGAACTCACGCCGTACCACGCGACCGAAGGAGCCACCGCATGAGCGACCAAACCGACCTTGACGTGATGCCGACCGCCACCGAGAAGGGTGCCGACCGCTTGGCGCAGATTGGTGCCGGACCGATGGGCGTGCAACTGGCGACGCTGGCGGACTACTGGACGATGGCGACCTCCATCGTCCGCGCGGGCATGGCACCGATCCTCAACGCCAAGACCGGCGAACGCATGACGCCCGCGATGGTGATGATCGCGTTGCAGATGGGCGCGGAGGTCGGGTTGCCGCCCATGACGGCGCTCAAGAACATCGCCGTCATCCGAGGCAAACCAACCATCTGGGGTGATGCGCTGTTGGCGTTGGCGTTCCGTCGTGGCCTCATCGTGAACATCGACGAGCAAGTCATGGGCGAAGGCGACCAACGCACCGCCGTGTGCACCGTCGAACGGCGGGGCATGACGAACCCGGTGACGCGAACGTTCTCCGTGGCGGACGCGAAGAAGGCCGGGTTGTGGGGCAACGCTGGCCCGTGGTCGAACTACCCGGACCGGATGCTGGCGATGCGCGCGCGCGGGTTCGCGTTGCGTGATGCGGTGCCGGATGCGCTTGGCGGGTTCATGCTCGCGGAAGAAGCGCAAGACATGCCCGCCGACGCGACCGCGCCGGTGTCACGGACGGACGCGATGTTGGCGGCGTTGACGCCGAACGAAGGTGGTGGTGGCGATGACGGTTGACGCGATGATGGACCCTGGTGACGCGCGCGAGCGCGTGCCGTTGTGGTTCGTGACCAGCGACGGTGAACGCGTCGGCGCATACAACGGCGTCGCCACCGTCACGCGCGTGCTGGCGTACGCGACCGACCGGTTGTACCGGGTGCCGCCATCAAGCACGACCGGGTACGTCGCGCGGTTCTTGCGTGATGACGTGCGCGCGGGCAACGTACCGAAGTCCGCCGTCGGCATCCTCGCCGTGAGCGACGTGAGTTTGGACGATGCGGTGCGGCGTGCGGTGGCGCGCGCGAACGACAGCGTGGATCATGCCGAACGGCGCGCGAGCATCGCGCGTGAACGCCGCCGCGCGGTGGTCGCGTTGGCGAACGAGTACGCGGTGCATTTGGATGCGGAGGACGCTGATGGCTAAGCGGATGAAGGGCGGCGACCCGGTGTACCTCGTGCTGACGTTCGTGCTGGCGCTGGTGCTGGTGCTCGCCACGTTCCGGTACCCGCTCGTCGTGTTCGGCATCGTTGCGCTGGCCGCGCTCGCCCGATACCTGGACCGGCGTGCCGCCTCGGGGGAGGACGATCATGCGCGGGGGTCATGACTTCGTGCGTAGTTGGTTCCGCATGGTCGCCGCGTTCGGTGCCGTGATGAGCGTCGGGTTCCTCGCCGCGAACGAGCCAGTCAGCGCGTTGGTCGTGGCGTTGCCCGCGTTGGTGGCGGTGGTGGCGAACCTTGTGCGACGGAACGGTGCGCCATGAGCGCACCCAAACGCGTGTACCTCCAATGGGGCGAGGAACTCCCCGGTGCGCCCGACCCGTACTTGGATGAGGTCACGTGGTCGCCGGACCGTCAGGGACCGGATGATGTCGAGTACGTGCGCGCCAGCCTGGAACGGCGCGTGCCCGACCCTGACGACGACCGTTGGTTCGACATGCACATCACCGTCAGCGTCGAGGCTTCGTGCCAGACCGAAGCGGAAGGCATCATGCTTGAGGTCCGCAAGGCCGTCGCGGAAGCTCTCCCAGCGGATGCGGCGTGGTGCTGCCGTGCGAGCAAGGTCGTGGAGGATGACGATGCGTGACACGCGGTTTGCTCGGTTGCCGGAGGCGGTGAAGGACACGTTGCGTGGCACGTCGAAGCGGCGTCGGTGCGCGCGGTTGCTGTTGGAGGCGTTGTCGGATGATCCGTTGACGACGATGGACTTGTCGTTGCTGACGGGGTTCGACCGGGATGATGTGCGGAACGCGTTGCGAGTGCTTGAGGATGCAGGGTTGGCGCGGCGTGCGGTGTCGCATCGGGGTGCGTGGTTGGTGAACCCCCACGCTTGACACGCACGTACACGTTTGGCATGATGTTGGTGAAGGAGGAACCACCATGAGCATCACGACCATCATCGACCGACCGCGCTTCGTGTACCCGACGACGCCCAAGACCAACGTCACCGCCCCCACCATCCGCGAGGTCGGCTTCACCCCTCCCCGCATGCTGGTCATCACCGCCTGGGAAGCGTGCCCCGTCTGCGCGGGCGACGGTGAACACGCCGTCGAAGTCCGCGGCGGACGATGGAACCCGTACGCGCAAGGCGGCATGTGGGAACCGGACGAGGACATCTTCCCGTGCGACGCATGCAACGGCACCGGCATCATCCGCGTGCAACGCGACGCGTTCACCGGCATGCGGTACGACGACGACGACAGCGGTCTCGACCCGAGCGGCGACGGCCCGATCCGCTTGCCGCACATGCTCAGCATCACGGAACCGGACGAGGACGAGCACGCCATTTGGCGCGCGCGGCTTGACCGGTTGCACGCGATCATCCGCGACAGCGCGCGCGTCGCTGCCGCTGCCACCGACGAAGGACTCAGCGGCGACCCGTGCATCCACGGCCTGTCGTGGAACGACGTGCACACGCTGTCCGTGATGTGGGGTGAACCCGTGAAGTATTACCCGCCGGGCAACCCCGCGGGCAACAGCAACGGGTTCATCAGCACGCGCGCGCCCATCATGATCCGCAGCGACGGCTTGGTCATCCCGGTGTCGCTGTTCGGGAAGTGGAGCGACGACGGCTGACCAACACAGGAACCACGCACGACGAGCGGGCCGGTGTACGAACACCGGCCCGTTCCTTTTGGTGTGCTGCTGAGGCGCTGGTAACGCTGTTATGCGCTCACGGCAGGTTGAGCAGCGCGTGCACCCACGTGGACAGGTCCAACCCGAGCACTTGCGCTAGACCGAGGACGAGGCTGACACCCACCAGCGCGCGCACCTGCGCGAGCGCCTGCTTCTGGCCGTCCTTCCGTGCGGCCTCCAACTTTCGTTGGATGACCAACTCGTCCACCTTCACCTTGACCTCACCCAGCGTGATGGTGTTCTTCTTCACGTCATCGCGCGTGTGCCGCGCAACGTCGCACAAGCCTTCCTCCCCGTTGCCGAGCACGACCTTCTCAAGACGACGGATGCGCGAGTCAAAGTTTTCATGCGCGTGCTCAGCCACGGGGTCCACGTCCTACCGCCGAGTCCGTTCCACGAACGCGGTCAACTCCGGGTCCGCGTCGATGACCGCCATGACGTTCGCGCGACCGGCACCGTTCACGGCTTCGTTCACGGCTTCCGCCGCCGCGACCGCCGTCGCATCGTTCGCTTCCTCGTCCTTCCGGCGGAACACCCGCAACAGGTTGAGCAACCCGACCACCGTGTCGATCAAGTTGCTGATGACCTCGATGACCGCATCACCCCACGGCAAGTTGATGCCGTTCGCGGCAAGCTGATCCTTCCGCTCACGCAACCACGCGAGCACCGCTTCCTTCTTCTCGGGGCCGGTCATGGTCCCACCGAACAGCGACTCAATCAGGTACACCGCGCTGATGACGTGCGGTCCCCACTTGAGCGCAAGGCCGAGCCAATGAAACACGTTCATGCGAACCTCCTGGTGAGCGAGTCCAAGGTCGAGATGTCGGACCACCTCCCATCGTGAGCGAGCGTCATGATGATGGGTTGCACGTCCTACTTCCCCTTCCCCGACCGCGGCGTGCGCCTCATGCGCCGTCGCCGCAAGTACGCGAACCAACGCTTGCTCATGCGGCGGGTGCGACCGAAGGGTCGAACGCCACCACGCTCGTGACGGGCCATTGGCCGACGGGCGTCAACCGGTTCGATCCGCGCCACATGCCGCGGGTGCTCTTGCGGTACCGCGGGTCCACGTTCTCAAGCACCAACCCGCGATCCAACAGGATGCCCACGTGCCCAACGTACACGCCATCGGGCGTGCGCCCCGCGTCCCATCGGAACAGCAGTTCACCCGGATGCGCGTCCTCCACGCGCGCGTACCGCATCGGATCACCCGCCGGTCCGTACCGGTGCGTGATGACATCCATGCCCGCGCGCGCCAACGAGCGTTCCATGTCCCGCGCCCACGGCACGGTGGTGTCCTCACGCTCGACCGGATGCGTGCGCCACGCGTAGAACCCGTACGGGCGCATGTCGAACGCGCGCTCGATCACAACGCGCACCAGCGCGAGGCATAACCCCGCGCTGGTGGGTGCGTTCGTCAGTTCGCCCGTCACGACTTCGTACGCGGCTTGCACGATGCGCGCGCGGGCGTCCACGGCGTTACTTCTTCCGCTTCGGGCGTGCAACCGCGAACGCGGTCGCCAGGACGAGGCCGGATGCAACACCAATCAGGTACGTCATCCAATCCCACGTCATGCCGTTACCTCCCCTCGGTCACACCGTCAGCGTGAGGATGCCCGAGCCGTTCCACGCAATCGTGAGGGTGTTCGTGTCCGTCACCGTCACGTCCGCGGGCGTCGAGTCGAGCAGGAAGTGCGCGATGAGGTTGTTCGTGCCAGCGGTGGACGAGTACAGCACCGCGTGCCGCGCAACGATGCTGCCACCCGAAGCGGTCCACGACGCATCCGCTGCGTCCAGCGTCGCCACGCCAGCCGTTTCAGCCCACGTCACGCCGGTGAGGGTGTACCCGCCCGTGGTGTACCCGTACTGGTTCGCGACTTCGTTCGTCAGCGCCGAGTACGACACGTCCGTGTCGTCGTTCGGGGTGTACGAGGACGTGAACAGCGCCACCTTGAGGGTGTCGTTGTCCAGGTCAATCGTGCCGTCGCCAATCGACTCAGCGAACTTGTCGTAGAAGGTCATCGGTCCTGCGGCCATGATTTACCTCTCCCTGACCTGGATGAGCCACGTGCGATCCGCCGTGCGCCCACCATCGGTCGTAATGCGGTTCGTTGCTTCGTAGTCCGTGTTGGCGGTACCGCCGGACAGCCACACGGTCGTGCTGGTGTCGTCGTACGTGGTGGTGACGGCGGTCAATCCCGTCGCCACCACCCACGTCGAGGTTGCGATGGTGTCCGTGCCGAGCCACGGCGACCAGTCACGCGAGAAGTCGATGACCGCGTTCGGGTCTTTCGTGAGAACTGCGTCGTACACGGAACCTCCTATGTCGTCTCGACGGCCCTGCCGTCATCATGCACGATGACCGTCGCATCGCGCGAGGGAACCGAGAGCGAACGCGCATCCGCGTTGACGATCACCAACCGAGGCGACGGAGCCAACACGTGCGTGTTCGTCCACGACACGCTGGCTGGGCTGCCGCGCACCTCGACCACACCCGTGCCAGGCCGCACCAGATGGTCCGCCGTCCACGCAACGCTCGCCAGCAACCCGCTCGCGGTGGCGGTGCCCACGTCCGCATCGACGGTCACGTCCTCGGTGACGGTCAACGTCGCGGTGAACCCCGCCATGTTGAGTGCACCCGCGAGCGCGTCGATGGTGACGTTCGCGCCTGCGACGACGATAGGCGTGATGCCCGTGAGCGTGACAGCCCCCGGCAGCGGACGCACGACCGCATCGGCGGTGGTGCTGATGCTCGTGTCGTACCCATCGACGGTGACGACCCCAGCGTTTGCCAGCACCGGCACGTTCGCGGTCGCGGCCACCGTCGGCGTCAACCCGGCGACGGTGACGGCACCGGTGGTCGCGGTGAGCGGCACGTCTGCGCTGCCCGCCACGATGGGCGTCAACCCCGCCGCGGTGATGGCACCTGCGGTCGCGGTGACGACCACCGGCGTGACGACCGACGGCGTGAACCCCTCGACGGTGACCGCACCCGCGTTCGCCGTGACCGGCACGTGCTGCGTTTGCGTGACCGTCGCGGTCGCGCCCGCAACGACCGCCGTGCCAACGTTCGCGTCGATGAGCTTGTCGTTCGTGCTGAGCAGCACCGGCACGTACCCGACAACCGTGACGGCACCCACGGCGGGCGTGAGGATGGCGTTCGTCGTCACGTCCAACGTGGGCGTCAAGCCAACCGCTTCGACCTCGCCGGTGCTCGCCGTGATCGGCACGTCCGCGGTGGCCGTGACGGTTGCCGTCAATCCGCCGACGTTCGCTTGCGCGACACCTGCGGTGATGGGCACGTCCGCCGTGGCGGTGACCGTGGCATCCCAACCGGCCACCGTGACGGTGCCGACCTCCGCGACCACCGGCACGTCCGCCGTCGCCGTGACCGTAGCCGTGTACCCGGCGACCGTGACGGCACCCGTGGCGCTCGTGATGAGCACGTCGTTCTCGATGACGGGCGTGAACCCGGCCATCGTCGCCGCACCCACGCTCGCGGTGACGGTCCGGTCGTTCTCGACCGTGACCGTCAACCCGGCGAGCGTGACGCTGCCAGCGTTCGCGGTCACGAGCACGTCGTTGTCGAGCGATGCCGCGTACCCCGCGACGCTGATGACCCCAGCGTTCGCGGTGACGAGCACGTCGTTCGTCTGCTCGACGGTGGCGGTGTAACCGGCAACCGTGACGGCACCAACACCTGCCGTGACGGGCACGTCCGCGGTGGTGGTGACGGTGGCATCGAACGCCGCCACCGTGATGCTGCCCGCTTCTGCGGTGATCGGCACGTCCGCGGTGGCGGTGATGGTGGCGGTGTACCCGACCGCTTCGACCTCACCGACACCCGCCGTGACGAGCACGTCGTTGTCGATGGTGGCGGTCAACCCGGCAGCGGTGATGCTGCCGACCGCCGCGACGACCGTCACGTCGTTCATTACCGTCGGCGTGAAGCCCGCAATCGTGACGGCACCAACGCCCGCGACGAGTGGCACGTTCGCGGTGGCGGTCACGGTGGGCGTCAGGCCAGCAACGACGACCTCACCAACACCCGCGGTGATGGGCGCATCTGCGGTGCTCGTGACCGTCGGCGTGTAGCCCGCCACGGTTGCTTCGCCCACGCTGGCGATGACCGGCACGTTCGCCGTCGCGGTGACGGTCGGCGTGAACCCGGTCGCTTCGACTGCGCCGACCGCTGCCGTGATGGTCACGTCGTTGTCGATGGTGACCGTGTGCCCGGTCGCTTCGACCGCGCCCGCGTTCGCGGTGACCAGCACGTCGTTTTCGACGGTGGGCGTGAACCCATCGACCGTGACGACCCCAGCGTTTGCGGTGATCGGCACGTCCGCGGTAGCGGTCACCGTCGCCGTGAGTCCAGCGACCGTCACCGCACCAACCGTCGCGGTCAACGGAACGTCCGCGGTGGCGGTCACCGTGGCGGTGGCACCCGCAACCTCGACCGCGCCAATGTCAGCCGTCAGCGGCACGTTCGCCGTGGCGTTGACCGTCGCCGTGAGGCCCGCCGCCGTCACCGCGCCGATGCCGCTCGTGACGGTCACGTCGTTCTCGATGGTGGGCGTGAAGCCCGCCACGGTTGCCGCGCCAACCCCACTCGTGACGGTCACGTCGTTCTCGACCGTCGCGGTCAACCCGGCAACCGTCGCCTCACCAAGCGCGGCGGTGATGGTCTGGTTCGCGGTAGCCGTCACCGTCGGCGTCAAGCCCGCCACCGCCACCGCACCAGCGGTTGCGACGATGTTCACGTTGTCGGTCGTGAGCGCGCTACCCAACAGGCTGACGGTCGTCACGCGCACGGTGCTGACGAACGCCTCTTGGGTGATGTCCCACTCGACCTTGACGCGCGCGCCGTTCCAATCCGCCACCGTCGGCGTGCCTTGGATGGTGAACGACACGTCGAAGTCCTGGTACTCGTCCGTCAAGCTCACGTCGGATGCGACCAGCACCCGGTCCGTCAACGGCGTGGTGTTGTCGCTCGCGAACACTTGCGCGTAGAGGTCAATCGTGTCGCGCGACCCGCTCGTCACGTCCGCCGTGAAGCCCGCGACCGTGATGGCTCCCGCGTTCGCGGTGATGGTCGTCGTGAGCGTCGGCGTGAGGCCCGCTACGGTTGCGCCTGCGGTGTTCGCTTCGATGGCTTGGTCGTCGGTGGCGGTGATGGTCGCGGTCAAGCCCGCGACCGTGAGCGCGCCAAGCTCAGCGGTGACCGTGAGGTCCGCGGTCGTTCCGACCGTCGCTGCGTACCCGCCAACCGTTACCGCGCCAGCGTTCGCGTTCACCGTAACGTCAGTAATCTCGTACCAGACGTGCAAGCGTGGCTCGTTGTACGTGAGGTGGTCCCAGGCGGCGACGAAGTACGCGTCGCTGGCCGCGCTCGGCTCAACGTACAAGCCAATGTAGTTCCCGCTCTCCCACCCAGCGCGGTCAATGACTTCCTGCACCACGCTGCCAACATCGCCAAACGTCACGTAGGCGTTCGGGTTCGACGCAGCTAGCGAGACGATTACGCTTGCCGTCGTGCGCTCAAGCGCTGCGTCGTTCCACACCGTCGTGGTCGTCATCGCGGGCGCGGTGTCCACGTCGTGCGCTTCGACCCGTAGCGGGATTGGAGGCAGCCCTGACGAGGTGGCGTTGTACCACTCCAACACTGCCGCCGTTACAACCGCGCCCTGCGGCACCGCAAGCGGCATCCGCAGATAGAACCCATACAGCGCACCTAACCTCAACTCGGTAGTGGTTGAGCTTTGGAGCAGGTTGATGGTCCGTTCACCCACGTCGTTGAGGCGACCGGACCGGTCATCACCACTCGCAGTGACCGCCGCGGTCGTGGTGATGCCGTAACCAATGCTTCCAGTGTGCCCCGTGACCGTGATGCTGCCGACGTTCGCGGTGACGCTCACGTCCTCCGTCACCGTGACGGTCGCCGTGAGGCCCGTGATGCTGACCGCACCAACGTTCGCGGTGATGGTCCGCTGCAAGTGCGGCGTGAAGCCCGCCACCGTCGCAGCGCCAACGTTCGCGGTGACGGTCTGGTTGTCCGAAACGGTGACGGATGCTGCGGTGAGACCCGCCGCGGTTGCCGCACCGACGTTCGCGTCAACCGTGATGTTTGGGTTGTCGGGGAGTTCGACTTCCACCCACGACACTTCCAGGTCGCCGCCACCCGATTGACTGACGCTCTGGTACAGCCGCACCCGCAAGTCCGTGTAGTCCGTGATGCTGTTCGCTTGCGTGGTAGTGAGCGTCTGCGAGTACGTCGTGAACACGTCCGGCGGGTTCGTAGTCGTCCACGACGCAATGACGGTGGTGCCCTGGATGAGCGACACCACGATGCTGGTGTCCTTGTTCGTCTTGGTTCGCAAGCACCGGTACCGAACGACGTGACCCGTACCAACGCCGGGGTCATCACCGCTCGTCAGCCCAAGCTCGCAGGTGGTCAGGACGGTGTTCGGAGCGACGATGTAATCGCCGTCAGCCGCGGTGACCTCATCGACCTTCGACCACAACGGCGTCGTCGTCCACGAGCCAGTCGTTACGTCCGCATCAGGCCGAAGGTACTGAGCCACGTCACACCACCCGCTTCGCGCGGATGCGGACGCGCACCAGCGACAACGGAGCCATGTTCGGGTTGAGGTCCGACAACGCTAGCGTCGCGGTGCCGCTCGCGCGACTCGCGTTCTTGAGGTACGTCGTGTCGTCATCCGGCGTGCCCCACACGTCATCCACCGATGCGTACAGGTTCGTGGTCGCGTCCGTTTCCGTGACGATGCCATCCCGCGCAACATCCGCGGTGGGCGTCAGCGCCACCGTCTCGTACGCGGTCTGACCCACCGTGGCGGTCAACGCCGCACCGGTGACGGCTCCCAACCCAGCGGTCACCGGCACGTTCGCGGTAGCCGTCACGGTCGCGGTCAGACCCGCCACCGTCGCTTCCGCAAGCGTTGCCGTGAGCGGCACATCCGCCGTGAACGACACGGTGGCCGTCAAACCCGCCACCGTTGCTTGACCCAGCGTGGCGGTCAACGGCACGTCGGCGGTGGCGGTCACGGTGGCGGTCAACCCCGCAGCGGTCGCGGCACCCGCCGCGGCGGTGATGCTCACGTCGTTCTCGACCGTCGCCGTGAGGCCCGCCACGGTTGCGGTGCCCAACGCTGCCGTCACGCTCACGTCGTTCTCAATCGTCGGCGTGAACCCCGCGGTCGTGACCGCACCAGCGTTCGCCGTCACGTTGATCGGTTCGACGGTGGTCGCTTCGACCTCGGCGGTGTACCCCGTGACGGTCGCTTGCCCCAACGCAGCGGTGACCGTCTCGTTGTCGGTGACGCTGACGGTGGCGGTCAACCCCGCGACGGTGGCTTGCCCCAACTGCGCGGTTGCGCCGAGGTTCCCGTTGACCGTGTACCCGACCTGCAACCGCGGCCAGTACGGGGACGTGCGGTTGTAGTGCCCCTGCCATTGGGCAATCTCCGTGTCGGAGCCGCTCGTCCGCATGAACAGCATCACGTACTGGCCGCTCGCCCACCCGCTGCGGTTGACGACCTCCTGGATGAGCGTGGGGCTGAGCGTGAACGTCAGCGGTTCACCCACCAACGGCCAGTCCGTCGTCGGCGTGTACACGTCGCTGAGTTCCACCATGTCGATGGTGTCGGTCGTGCCGAGGTTCGCGTACCGCGTCGCGTAATCGGACCCGCTGCTGAACTGCGCAGCGTTGTCGGTCTGCTCAAACCCGACCGTCTCAATCACGTCATCCTCGTCGTACGCGCCTACCGATTGGGACTCGTAGAACGTGAGCGTGACCGACGTGATGGTGGCGTTCTTCGGGACGTTGAGTTGCCACCGCACGGCGTTGCCGTACTGAGTTGCGGTCTGCTCCAGGGTGTACATCGTGTCGCCACCCTGGAAGTAGCTCGTGGTCGTGTGGTTGTAGAACGCCACGTCGTTGTCGGCAGCGGTGCGAACGTCGATGCTGCCGGACGATGCGCCGGTGTTCGTGACGGTCGGCGTGAGGCCCGCCACGGTGATGCTGCCTTTGGTGGCGGTGATGTTGCTGCCTGCGTCCGCTTCCGCGACTTGGAAGTTGTCGAACACCGACGTGCCCGCAGAGCCAATCTTGATGCCGTAATGCGTTCCGTCGAACGTCAGGCTGCCACCCGGCGAGTACGACAGCACTTCCTCGTCATCGACGTAGAACGTGATGCTGGTGGTGGTGACTTCGACCTTCCACGCTTCCGAACCGCTGGTGGGGATGACGCTCGTGTTGATGTCCCGCTGCGTGTTGCCACCCGAGTGCCGCTCGTACAGCGTGTACGCGAGCCCGATGTCGGCTTCGATGCCCCCCCCGCCGGTCGGCCAGTTGCCGGTACCACCGGTGGTGGGTGCGCTCGTGCCCCCCACGTAGATGCCGTTCCAATCGCCCGTGCTGGACACGTGCGTGACCGTGAGCACCACGTCATCGTTCGACCCTGCGTCGATGCTTGCCCACCAGTCGTACCCGCTGCCCGAAGTGAACTGCAACTGGTTCGATTGGATGGTGAACACCGACGATGGGCCAACCCAACCGCCCGCTTCCACGTCCGTGTCCGGCGTGTGACTCAGCAAGCTGGTGCTGTTGGTATCCGTGAACGTGTCGAGAACGAGGGTCGCCATCAGCCGCCCGCCCGATCCCCAGCCAACCGTGCCAACCGCGCGGCACGCCGCGCTCGCGCGCGCTCACGCAACACGGCTTCGTAGTGCGCGCGCACGTCCTCGCTTCGCACGGTGCGCGGCACGAACGCCTCGACCACACCGTCCGACTCGCGCGTGTCCACCCACGGCATGCCGAACGACATGCTCCGCAACGTGCGATGCAACGGCGACCGGCCCGTGCGGACTTGGCGGTGTTGCACCGGATGCGGCAGCATCACGTACACGCCCTCGTGCGGATGCCGCCGTGCCCACACGTGAAGCACCCCATCCGTCGGGTGCTCGCCGCGTGCGGCTTCGTCGCTGCTCAACCGCTCGATCATGACCGGCACCAACCGCGCGGGAATGACAACGCATTGGGTGCCAAACAGCGCCGCGCGCTCTCGCACGGCGTACGCGCCACGTTCGATCCGCGCGCGGTTCGTGATGCGCTCCGCGAGTTCGCGCCCGTGATGCGCGCGCAACCGCGACACCGTATCGTTGAGGTACAGGTACGTCAGCGCATCCAACCCCACCGCGACATCCACATGCCACGCGAAGTCCGGCCCCACGTCGATGTCATCCTCGACGAACAGGACCGGACGCGCGAACGATGCCGCCCACGACAGCGCGCGGTACGCGACCTCGCGGTTGTGCGTTGGCCCGGCTGGGTTGCACGGGCTGAGGAACACTTCCGGCGTGACGCCGTGCCGCGCCAACTGCGGCAACGTGCTCGCGCGCTTCCTCGCGAACCGCGCACGAGCACATCACCGGCGTCACCTCACGCATGCCTCTAGCCTACGCGGTTCACCATCGGTGCATCACGTCAAGTCCTTCGCCAGCCATTCCTTCGCGATCAGCAACGCGGTCGTGCTCGCGCCCAGGTTGCCGCCGCTGATGCCCGCGCCAACGCAATCGCTACCGGAGTCCACCGAGTAATCGTACGTACCGGGACTCTCAAACTCGGGGTCGGTGATGCCAAGGTTCCACGTGTTGTACGTGTCCGGCGTGCCGCCCCAATCCTTCCCGTCCGTGTCGCCGTTGCCGTACGCGATGTTGTCGTGGATGGTCGCGTTCGCGCTGGACCCCATCTGGAACCCGTAATAGCCGTTGCCCACGCTGGTGCACCGCAGCATCGTCACGTCGTTGTCGTCGGCGTTGTCATCGAACCCGCTGACGCGGCACCCAATCGCGAAGCACCCGATGGCCTGGTTGTTCCCGGTGTTGCTCTCGGTGCTGCCCATCTTGAAGCCGTGGTTGTCACCGGTGCTGGTGCCGCCAGGGTTGCCGTTCCAGTAGTACCCACACTCGATGGCAACGCAGTCGTAGTGCTGCGCGCCGTAGTTGCGGTAGTTGTCGAACCCGTCATCCGGGCAGTTCGCAGCGACGCACCGCACGTACTTGATGCCGGTGTAGCCACCGTTCACGTTGCCGGTCATCGCGAACCCGTCCGGGACGTTCGTGTCGGTGCTGCTGCCGTCACCCAACCGCCACGCAGCGCAATCGTGGAGTTGGATGTTGTACGCGGTGTACCCGTAGAAGCCCGTTTGGCCGCTGTGGCTCGCGTAACAGAACGTGAGCTTGCAATCGTGCGCGCCATCGGTGAACGCCCACGTCTGGCCGTTGTAATCGTACTGGTCCTCCGGGCCGGGCACGTTCTTCAGATGGATGCCGTGCCAATGCTCGTTGACGCTTCCGGCGAACTGGATGCCGAACGCGTCGTACGCAAGTCCGCTGCCGTCGATGATGACTTCATCCGCGCCGTACCGCGTGACCTTCGTGACGGACCCCCACGACGTGCTCCGGTAGATGGTGCTGCTGATGTAGTACGTGCCGCCCTTGATGACGAGCACGTCACCGCTCGACAGCGCACTCAAGCCTTCCGCGATGGTCTTGAAGGCCGTGCCGAGGCTCGTGCCATCACCGCTGCTGCTGACGCTGCCGTCCACGTACCAGTCGCCAGTCGTGACGTTCGACTCCTTGGGGTACGCGGTGAGGCTGTTGTCGGGCGATCCGACACCCAGCAGCGTGAGCGCGCCGGGCGCATCGACGGTGGGCGTCAACCCTGCACCCGTGGCCGCACCAAGGTTGGCGGTGACGGTGACGTCTTCCGTGCCCGGCAGCGGGTCCGGGTTCGGTTGAGGTTGCTTCCGGTTGCACAACCAACCCATCATGCGGAAGAACCGACTCATGTCGTGTACTCCACTTCCAGCATCGGCGTGTACGACGCGCTTCGCGTCGCGTGCGCTTGCCATTGAGCGATGTACGCATCGGACCCGGACGTGCGCATGAAGAACCCAACGTAGTTCCCGCTCGACCATCCGGCGCGACTGACGACGTGCTGCAACACCGCGACCGGCAACGACCACGCTGCCACCAACGTGTTCTGCGCGCGCGTGTCGTACGCGTCCCCACCCGTGACGACGCTCATGCTCATGGTGGTCGTGGTCGGCATGCTGTTGTACGCGGTCAGGTAGTCCGTGCTGCTCGCCAACTGCGCGAGGTTGTCGCTCGCGGCGAACCCGACGGTTTCCAACGCGTCACCGCTGCTGTACTCCCCGTTGAGTTGCGCTTCGTAGAACGACACGGTGACGCTCGTGATGGTCGCGCCTTGCGGCACGTTGAGTTGCCACCGCACGTGGCACCCGTACTGGCTTGCCGAAATCTCCAGCGGGAACATCGTGTCCCACCCGCGGTTGAAGGCGTTGGTGCCGTGATCGAACTGCGCGACATCATTGTCGGCAGCCGTGCGGACGCTGACGTACGAACTGGCGCTCGCACCAACGGTAGGCGTCAACCCGGCAACGGTGACGCTGCCAACGCTCGCTTGCACGGTGCCGGACACCGGCGCGGCAGGCGTCAAGAACGGGTTGACGACGATGGCGTTCACGTGCGGTACCCGAACAGCGTCACCTTGAGGCCCGCGCCCGCAACGGTGGAACCCACGCCGTCGATGTCGAACGTCAACTCGGCATCGTCCGCGATGGCGTCGTCGCTGATGACCGCGGGCGTTGCAGCGGTGGTGCTGGTCTTCTCCCCCGCGTCGATGGTGAGTTTCGTGCTGAGGACGCTGGTGCCGCTCTCGTTGATGTCCACCGTCAACGGGCTACCGGTCGGCGCGGTCGTGACGCTCGCGCGCACTTCCGTGAGCACGAACGCGAACGGCGCGCGGAACCGCACCTTCCCGGTCCCGGTCGTCAACGCGGTCGTCTCGTCGGACACGCTGACGATGAAGCACACGGTCTCGGCGCTCGGCCCAACGACGCGCCACACGCCGGAACCCTCGTGCGTGAACACGGCCCCCGTCAGCGGCAAGCCCGTCGAGTTGTCGAGCACGATGCCGGTCGGCGTGAGGCTCGCGCCGGACCCGGCTTGCGGCGTGATGACGCCCGTGCCGACGTTGAGCAGCATCACCGAATGACCGACCGAGCACCCCGTCGGGAACGTCACCGCGAACGTGCCGGTGCACGTGAACGTTCCGCGGTTGTCGGCTTCCGCGATGGTGAACGCGCTGGACTTGGTGGTGGTGTGCGCCACGTCCAAGTCCGCAATCGCGGCGTTTACGGTGGTGAACGCTTCGCGTAGCGTGTCCCCTCCGGCTCCGGTGGGGCTGGTACCAAGGTCAACCTGCGTCAACGCCATGCCGTCCTCCTATGGGGCCGTGCGACCCGCAAGCACGTCGGTGGTGCCCGCCATCACGCTTGTCGTGCCTGCAAGGTACTCGGTGCTGGCGTCCCCGAGCACCCAACCCAACGATGCGACCACCATGCTCTCGCCGGTGGCGTTGTACTCGTTCATGTCGCCGGGGTGGCTGGCGTACCCAATCTGCGTCGGCAACGCCACGCGCCGCGTGCCGTCCACGAACTCGCGTGCAATCCACATGACCTTCGTACCGTCAATCGCGGTGCCTTCCAACACCGCCCACGACGGGTAGTCCCCACCGATGACGGCACTTTCCCCGAACACGAACCAACTGGTTGAGGCGTTTGCGTACACGTCCACCGTGCCCGTGTTGCCGTCCGCCAGGTCGGTGCCTTCCGCTTCGCTCGTGATGCTCCACGAGTTAGGCGGGCGATCCGTATACGACCACGCGCCATCCGTCAACAGGAACGTCACCGCGTCATCGCTGTCCAGCAAGAGCATGTTCGCGCTGACGTTCGCCCACGACGAGTCCACGCTGGTGCCGTACCCGATGATGACCGCATCAAACCGCGTCAAGTCCACACCCGCAGGAAGGATGCCGTCCTCCACCACCGTGACGGCGTACCCCGCGGCATCGAACAGGTCCACGTAGTACGCGTCCACCTGGTTGAGCGACACGACGTTCGCCGCGATGAACAGCAACGGTGCGCGCAACCCGGACATGCTGGCGAACGCCGCTTCGACTTCGTACGTGTCCGCCATCACGGTGATGTCCACGCGCTGCAACGCGGCGACCGTGAACCGACCGAACCACGTTTCGATCACCTCGGCGTCCTTCAGGTTCGTGAGCAAGTCCGACAACGGTTGTGCCGCGCTCGCCAAGTCCGTTGCGCCTGCGACTTGGAACCGCAGCGTGAACGCTTCCACGCCGCGGCTGCCGTCACCCTCGTACGACCACAAGTCCGAGAACGGTGGCCGGTACAGCCGCCGGTCGTACGTGACCGGTTCCATCCGAACGTTCGCGGGCGTGTACGACGTGACCGCGCCCGTCGAGTCCGTGATGGCGATGGTGCCGAACGTTACGGGCATGCGGCGACCTCCTTCATGGGACGTTGATCGTCGGTGACGCCGGAGCGAACGACACGCGCACGTTCACGCCGGTGCCGATGGGCGTCATCGACCACTCGGTCAACCCGGTGACGACTCGGTACCCTTCGTTCGCGACGACGTTGGTGGCGTTCTCGCACACGCGCACGAACGCGTACATGGCGGTGATGCTTTGCGGCATGCTCCCCTCGTCGATGTGCACGCGGAACGTCCACGGTGCCGGTTGCCACCGGCCATCGCCCCGCACGGTCGGACCGATGTCGTACCGGCGCGTGACGACATCGAACGCGACCTCGCGCGCGCCGGGGATGGCTTCGTACGCGTACGTTTCGTACACGCCCGCCGAACCGCTGACCGCCAACGGGTACGCCATCAGCTTCCCTCCGAGTGCTTCGCAAGGCGTTCGATCACCGCGCGGTACGCCTCGTCCTGCGATTGGTACGCCTGGCCGATGTGGAACCGCGTCAGCAACCCTTGGTCGGGCGTCAACACGTACTCCGTGCGTTCGACGCGTTCGGTGATGTCCGCGCCGGTGACGGTCGTCAACGTGACGTACTCCGGCGCATCGAGGAACCCGTAGTACGTGATGCTGGCGACTTCGGTCGGTGCGGCGTTCATGAACGACCCGGCAAGCATCTCGCTGGCGTTGATGTCGTTCACGTCGCTGTCCGGCACGTAGTATTCGACCTCGTAGATGCGTGATGCCGTGCCGCCGTCGCCGCTGTCGCTCGGCAGCGACACGCTGATGGCTTGGCTCGTGATGGTCGCCGGACCGTACGCGCACCGTGGCGCGACGACGTACACGTCGAAGTCTTCCCCGGCGTTCTCCATCGGCAGCAGGTGCCGGTACGAGAACGAACCCTCGACGCCGATCACCAAGATGTCCAAGTGCGCCGCCAACGTCGTGCCGCGACCGCGCACGCGCCAGATGCCGGTGCCGGTCTGGTCCGCGCACGAGAACGTGATGGCGTTGTCGTCGCTGGTGCTGCTGGCGTACGTGGCGCTGCTGCCGTCGTACGCGCTTGAGACGCTCGTCCACTCGCTCGATCCGCCGGACGTGACGGTGCCGGTCGTCATGAAGTCCAACGGCCCTTCGACGAGCGCGGGCCGTTCGCGTGCGGTGTCGCCGTTCGTGTTGCCGTACGCGCGCGCGACCGGCTCGATGGGCAACCGGTTGAGGTCGTACGCGACGGGCGTCACGTAATCCGACCAGGTTGCGCTGGCGATGCTCGACAAGTCCAACGCCGTCGCGAACAGCAACCGCACGGCGTCGATGGTGTCCTCGGCGCTCATGGCGCGCCACTCGACATCCACGTCGTCTTGCGACTCGCTCAACGCAACCGGCGTGCCGTTCGGTCGCGTGAGGATGGCTTGGTTCTTGGCGTTCACGCCCCACACGCTCGGCGGCACGGTTTCACCCACGGTGTACGTGACACCCCGGTACGAGTACGTTTCGCCGGTCGGCACCGTGAACGAGCCGACGCTTGCGACCAACCGGTCGATCAGGTTGCCGTACGTGTCGAACGCTGGCACGAGGTCGCCTTGCTCGAACTGCATCGGCACGGACGCGACGAGGTGCGGGTACACCGCCGTGAAGTCCGCATCCAACACCAACGCGTACACCATGTCCGCCACGTCGTCGCCCTCGACCAGCGTCAACGCGCACACGCGGTCGTAGTACCGCTGTTTCATGCCGACCGCCACGTACGGTTGCGCGTCGTACGACCGCGGGTTGCCGATCTGCGTCATGACGCCGTAGAACACCGCCGTGTAGTTGTCACCGGGGTCTTCACGCACGTACATCTGCACGATGTCGTGAAGTTGGATGTTCACGCGTTTCGGCACGGCACGGAACGCCATCTCCAAGCACACGCCCGCCGTGTCCACGCTGATGCTGTCGAACGCGACGATGCCGCGCGCGCTGCCGCTGGCGTACGTGGCGCGCGTCACGTACGCGCTGGTGCGAACGACCAAGTACCACTCGGTGTTCGGGCTGATGCTCATGATGCCCCCCGTGGGATGGTGCTCGGCACGGTGTCATCGTGCGTCACCACGTTCGGCACGACCGCTGCGGGGCGCTGCGCGTAGTCCTTCAGCCAGAAGTCGAACCCGCACGGTTTCCGGCGTTCGCGTTCGGCGGGATGCTGCGGTTCCGTCAGGTGCGTTCCGTCCGCGTTCATGAACTGCTCGGGGTGCGCCAACGCGCGGTCCACCAGCGACGCCGCCAGCCACACGCCTTGCGTGCCGTGGAACCCGCGGAACGCGTGGAACGACCCGAGCATCATCGGCACCACCCGCCACGGCGTTCCAGGCGTCACGTGCCGCCGGTCATCCGCCAACAGCGTCGTGCGGATCAACCCCAACGTGATGAGGTCGTACCGGTCGCGCGGCCACGGTTGCCGCATCGCCCACGCCCACCCGTCCGGGTCGATGAGGATGTCGTCCTCCACGTACACGCACCCGTCGCGGTTGCGGCTGGCGTGCGCGAGCGCGTGCCACGCCATGCGCTTGACTTCCACGTCGCTGCCGACCTCGACGGTGGACTCCTGGACGTGCACGCGCGCGCCCATCGCAACGAACGCCGCGAGCGTGCGCGCGCGCACCGTGGTGGCGCGACTGACGTGGCTGACCATGACGACCGTTGGGTTCACGCGACCCTCCCTACCGTCAGCCCGCGCGGGCAAGGGATGTGCACCGTCTCGATGAGCACTCCGTCGCGCGCGAGCTTCCGCACGTCATCACCGACCGCGAGGCCGTTTCCGGTGTCGTGGAACGCCACGAACGCGCCCGGCGCGAGGAACGGGCGCAACCACATGAACTCGCGTGCGCGTTCGGTGCTGGCGTCGATGAACGCCATGTCCACCTGGCGGTTCATCGGGATGACCCGCGCCCAATCGAGCACCAACACGTCATCGCATAACGCGGTTACTGGAAGGCCCACAAGCCGCCGCCGCGCGCGCGCCGCCCTCTGTGGACCGCGCTCCACCGTGACGCACCGCCCGTGCCCGTTCGCAACGAGGGCTTGCCCAATCCGTTCGGTGGTGTCACCGTCCGCGGTGCCGGTTTCCACCACGATGCGAGGTTGCAGCACCCGCACGAGACCCCACAGGAAGTCCCCCACCTCCTGCTCCGTCGTGCCCGCCGCACGGATGTGGTACCGCTCCGGTTCGCGACACCCGGCGTCCCACGGGTTCGGATCGTTCTCACGCGACAGCGGACGCCACTCCATCACATGTACCTCAACGCACCGAACGTCGGCACCCACGGGTTCGGTTGCGTCGGCACCGCCACGCGCACGTTCACCCCCTCGGCCAACATGCGCTCAAGCACCGGCGTCAAGTTCGCGATGGCCGTCGTGAACGGCGGCAACACGCGGAAGTCCGCTTCACCACCGCCGGTGAACGCCGCCAACGCATCACGCATCATGGTGGCGGCTTCCAACATCCCATCCGACGCTTCCACCAACGGCGTCGCGACAGCGAACTGCACGGACTGTGGAACACCACCGAACGTCTGCTCGATGCGCTCGCGCTCGTCCTCCGGCGTTTCGGATGGCACGTCATCGACCGGGAACCCAAGCGCCCGCAATCGCGCGAACTCGGTGTCGATCCGCGCAAGCTCCAAGTTCGCGGTTGCCACTTCCGCTTCGGTGCGCGCCGCATTGAGTTTCGCCTGCCAGTAGTCCTGCTCGGTTTGCAACTTCTCAAGGATGCCGAGCTTCGCGGCGTCACCACCGTACGCGGCAGCCAACCATTCCTCGTACGTGTCGAACGCCGCCGGGTTCGCCAACGCCTCGTCGCGCTTGCGCTGTTCCTCGTCCTCGCGGTCCTGCTCCCGCTGCGGACTCTCGGTGTTGAGTTCGATCTTCCGCAAGTTCACGCCCAACCAACCAAGCGCCCAGTTGATCGCCGTCACGATGGCGTTCCAGATGCCCACGATGATCCGCGCGACGAACTCGAACACCGGCGCGACCACGTGCTCAAGGATGAACGCCAACGGTTGCAACGCGCCTTCCACCAACGCAATCGCCACGTCGATGATCGGCCACAACGCTTCCAGCACCGCATCCAACGCGTTCATCACCGGCGTGAGGATGCCGTTCACGCGCTCAAGGATCGCGCCGAACACTTCGGACTCACCAAGCAGTTGCGTGAACACCGCCGCGAGCGCGCCCATCGGTCCGCCGTTCGCGAACCCTTCGATGGCGGCACCGAGCGCGGGAACCTTCTCCTTGGCGATGGCGAGCACACCGTCACCGAACGACTTGAGCGCGTCGTTCGCGTCCTCAAGCCACTTCTCGAACGCGGTCGCTTCCTTCGGCAGCGTCACCGCCACGTTCGGCACCGGCATCGGACGAGCGGGCGACCGCGGATCGTTCACCGCACGGTTCGTGAACTCGGCACCGTACGTGCCGTACCGCAACACGTCCGCTTGGCGTTGCCGGTCGTTCGCTTGCCGCTGCTCGCGCGCGGCTTCCGCCGCCATCCGGTCAAGGTCCGCCACCGCCGTCACGAACGGGATCGCGATGCGCTTCAGCGGCTCCACCCACAACTCGGGCGTCATCGCCACCGACCGCGCTGGCTCGACGGCCAACCCCACGTCCGGCAGCACGTTTCGCCCTGGCGTTTGCGGATCGCCAATCATCCGCGCGTGATACTGCGCCAACGCCGCACGATCCGCGGCGATGTCCATTTGCATGTCCACCACGCGGTTGTGCGCGTCCGACAGCAGCGCCGCCATCTTCTCGGCGTCTTCCGCGGCGGCTTCCGCGGCGGCGACGCTGGCGTCCCATGCCTCCTGGAACCGGCGTTCCGCCTCGGCACCGATGAACGCCGCCAACGCGTCCGGCGCGGTTGGCACGTCCCCCCCAACGAACGGGTTGTCGCGCGTCGAACCGACCGGCGCAGCAGGCGCATCACGCCGCGAACCGCCGTACACGCGCGCCGCACGTGCCGCCGCCGCCACCGCCATGAACGCCTCGCGCGCCTTCGCCGCCAAGTCGTCCAGGTCGTCACCGACGCCTTCGAGCACTTCCGCGACCGCATTGGCGTCCGTCTCAAGCAACGCCAGCACCGCATCGACATCCATCCCGGCGGCTTCGGCGGCTTCCGCGACGGCGTTGACGCCTTCCTCGGTGTCCTCCATCCCCAACCGGATGATGTCCAACGCGGTCGCGACGGTGGCTTGGATGAACCGCACTTCCGCACGCAAGTCCGACTGGGCATCCGCCACGCGCCCCATGGCGGACTCGACCGCCGCCGCGGTTTCCGTGTCGATGATGTCCCACGCGTCCATGACGATGCCTTCTAGCTCGCGCATGTTCGTGCCCAGCACCGAGTTGATCCCGCGGATGACGGCGTTGACGCCACTCACGACGCCGTTCACCATCTTCGCCATGTTTTCCTCGATGAAGGCGAACATGACCGTGAACACGCGCTTGACGGACAAGGTGCTGACTTCCCATGCGGCGGCGACGGCTTCGCCCGCGTGCCCCGCGATGTAGCCCATGCTCTCAAGGATTTGGCCCCACGTGAACTGGACGGTTTCCCAGTTCTCGATCACGGACCGACCGGCACGAACGATGAACGAGATGCGCTCGGTGATGTACGCGACCGCGCGCTTGGTGAAGTCTTGGATGCCGAACCAATCGCGCTTCCACGCGAGCACCAGCAACCCAATCGCTGCCGTGATGAGCACCAACGGCAACGTCAACGGCGCGACGGCAGCACGCAACGCGATGAACCCGGCCTTCATCAGCGGCAACATCGTCAACAGCGTCCCGAACAGCGTCACCAACGGACCCAACGCGACCGCGACCGCGCCGATGATGATGACGACGGTTCGCATGGCTGGACTCAAGTTCAGGAACGAGTCCATCACCCGCGTCAACCAACCCACCAACCGCGTCACCACCGGCAGCAGCACCTCACCGATGGCGACACGCACGTCCTCGAACCGGTTGGTCATGATCCGCAGTTGGTTCGCGAACCCGGCGCTGGTGCGCTGGAAGTCACCAACGGCGTTCTTCGATTGCTCGGTCGCCAACTCAAGCGTCGCGTACGCCTTCGCTTGCCGTTCGGTCTCGAACGTCAACCCGCGCTGCGTGAGTTCCAGCACCTTCGCTTCGACATCCGCCTCGCTGATGGCGATGCCAAGACTCTTGAGGGACTCGCGTTCACCCAACAGCGCGCGCGTCAACGCTTGCGCGGCACCCTCCGCGCCACCCGAGTAGTTCGTGAACGACGCGAGGTCCGTGCCCAACGTGGCGACACGGCCCGCCAACTCAAGCGCCGCTTCGCCGGTGAACCCGAACCCGGTCAGCAGGTCGCCCGTGTCCGCCAGCAGTTGCTGCGCGCCGCGACGCGATTGACCGTACGACTCGACGAGCGTGTCCGCCATCCGGTTCGCGTCCGCGGTGACGGACCGGTACACGACACCGAACTTGGATGCGGTTTCCTCGGCGTCCGACGCGGCTTTGATGCTCGCGATGCCCAACGCCTTCAGCGGCAGCGACACCGCCAACGACCACCGAAGGCCGAACTTCTGCATCGAGTGCCCAAGGTTCTCAAGGCGCTTCTCGATGGCCTTCGCGCCCGCGTCCATGTCGGACGACATCTTGGTGGCGGTTTGCTCCGTGCGACGCTTGACGTCCTCCAACGCCTTCTCGAACGACTCGGCGCTGAGCGTCAACGTGCCAAGGAGCGTGAAGACCTCCACGCGCCTATCCTAGCGCGCGCCCATGCGCGTGACGCCTCGCTCGCGGAACGCGCGTCGCAGACGTTCCTCGGTCTCCTTCGCGCGAGCCAACTCGGACCGCATGCCACGGCTCGTGCCGGGCGACGCCGGGTCCGCCAACCCCAACTCGCGGAGGTACGTGCCGAACGGCGTCGGTCGCTTGTGGTCACCGAACATGCCGATCACCAACGACCGCAACTGCCACCCGACGAACGCGGCGCGTTGGTACTCGGTGCGTTCGGCACGCGTGGCGGACTCGCTTGCCAACCGGACGGCTTGCAGCAAACGCGCGTAGGGGATGCTCAGTAGTTCCTCGTCGCTGACGCCTGCGTACCCGCCGTGCGTTCGCAACAGGTGGAACGCGCGCCCTACGGAGTCGTGGTCTCCGGCTCCGGCAGGTTCGCCGTCGCGTCCTGCACGCGCTTCATGAAACTCGCAAGGTCCGGGTGCCGCGACAACGCGGTGAGCACCTCGACGATGGCGTCCATCGGGAACCGCTCCGGGTCATCGAGTTCATCGCGCGTCACCCGCAACAGCGACGCCAACAGGTCCAACACCGCATCCTCGTTGTCGGCCATGCTCGCGACGAACACCTGAAGCACCGTGCCGGGGTTGACGTTCCCCGCGTTCGCCAGGACGCTCACGCCGCGCCCGAGGATGCGCGACACGGTGAACACGTCGCGCATGCCCAACCGCCGGAACGTGTACCGTTTGCCCGCAATCATCACGGTCGGCGGTTCCGCCATCACCGGATCGAACGCGGGTGCCGAGTTGGTAGCCTTTGCCATGGGGTAGCGCCTCCATCGCGCTACCCCATCCTAGTACACTCGGTCTGCCGCGCCCCAAGTACATCAACTCACCGGGGGGTGGTTTCGGCTTGCATGCGCGGCAAACGAGCGACCCCCAACCGTTGTGGTCGGGGGTCGTTCGCGTCCACCTGGAGACGCGCGTAGTCTATCAGACGGTCGGGTGGTAGATGAACGCCGCTTCCGTGTTCGGTGCGGTGCTCAGCACGTGCGCGGTGAACGTCACCGCCATCACCAACTCGTTCTCGTCGGTGAAGCTCATCTCCGGCGACTCAAGCACCAGGCAGTTCTGAAGCACGATCACGAACGGTTGGTCCGCGCCCTTCAGCGTCGTCGCCAGCGCCACGTTCGTGATGTAGTCCGTGTCCTCGATTTCGCCACCGGTGACCTTGGTGAACGACCCGACCACGGACGAGTTCGCGCCCGCCAGCGACCGGATGAGGTTGTCGTCGGTGACCTCGACAAGGTTCGTCGTCAGCGTCGGCGCGACCGTCTGGCGGCGAGCGAAGCCCTTGACCGGGCCGATGGCTCCATCGACGGGCATCTGGCGGATAGTGCGGTTCGCGCGGTACACGTTGCCGCCACGCGTTCCACCGAGGCTGATGACCGTGCTGCCAGCGATGGCGTCCGCCCACGGATCGGATGCGCTCGCGTCCTCAAGCGCGGTCAGGTCGATGTTGAGGTACACGCTGCCCGCGTCCAGCACCATGTTCGGCGCGGTGAGCGAAGTCAGTCCAGAACGTCCTTGCGGCATGATTACGCCTCCTTCGGCGTCGGAGCGGGTGCCGCTCCGTCAAAGGCTTCCGAACGGTGGACGCCCTTCCGCGGGAGGATGACGTTCCGCAACCCGCGATGCTGCACCACGTTCGGTACCGCTACCCCGAGGGTAGCACCTTGCTCTTGGAAGATGACCCGCAACGCGTGGTCCCACGGGCCAAGCCCGTGCTCGAACGCTTGCAGGCGTTGATCCGCCACCACCGCGCGCGCGACGTGGTACGGGAACCACACGGCTTGCGAACCCCACCACAAGTGCGGTTGCACCAGCGACGCCACGTGCGGTTCGACCTCGCGTCCGGCGGCGACGCGTTCGTACGCGACCGGCGCGCACCGGCGGCACGCGTTCGCCAAGTACAGCGTCACCGGGCGTTCCTCGTGCGCTTCCAGGTACCGCAACCAATCCACCAGCGTGCTCGCCGGGTCCACGTCATCCTCGATGACGAGCACCCCTGCGGCGTCCACGCGCGGCGCAATCAGTTCGACCCCGGCTTTGAGCGCTTGCCATGCGGACCGGCGGTTGTGCGCTTGCTTCGGGCGTTCGTGCTGCACGTGCACGTGCGCGACCGGCGCGCCAACACGAGCGAACGCTTCGATGGTCTCGACGCGCGCGAGCGCGCGGCTTTCGTGCGAGAACATCACCACCACCGTTCCGGTGTGGACGTTCACGTTGGCACCTCCATGTCACCCCACCGTTGCAGGCTGAAGTTCACCACCACCAACGGGCGGTCGTTGTCGTCGTACCCGACATGAGCGGGCGTGTGGTTCGCGCGGATGAAGTCGTACCGGTTCGTGATGCCCGACGCGGGCGTGACTTCCACGTGCCGTCCGCTGAGGCGCGCGTACGCGTCCCACGCGAGCGCTTCCGCGGCACCGATGCCCGCGTCCTTGCCGACGCGCGCGATGACCTGCAAGCTCATGCGCTCAAGCACCGGCAGGTTCGTCGCATCGAAGTCCAACGGCGGCAAGCTCTCGTACTCGATCAACGCGAGCACCGCATCCGGCGTGTCCGGCAACCGACCGGTCGCGACGGGCGCGTCCACGAACCCAACGTCCGCCAACCGCTGCCGCATGTCGGCCAGCATGCCGTTCGCCATGTTAGATGCCTCCGAACTCTTGCTCGAAGATCTTTCGGAAGTCACGCATCAGGCTGATCGCGGGCTTCTCGATGAACTTGTTGGGCGCGCGGTACGGCACACGCCGCGAGTGCATGCCCCGGTAGTGCGCGCGCACCGTCACGACGCCGTGCTTGGTCTTGCGCTTGTGCGCGCGAACGGTGTGCGGCAGGACGGTTTCCATGTGCGCCATCACGCCTTCGTGCACCGCTCGCGCGTAATCGACGTTCGTGCCGACGTGCACGCTGTTCTTCCGCGCCATCGGCGGCATGTACGACTCGACGCCACCCTTCCACACGGTCGTGTGCAACGCACGCGTGGTCGGCGTGCAGAACGTGATCGACGACCGCAACCGACCGCTGTCCACCGGCGCGGCGAGCTTCGCGCCCGCCTGCCACCGAACGCCAATCCGGTTGAGCGCACGTTGGATGGCTTCATCCATCGCGCCTTCCGGTGGCGTGTGCTCCAACGTGAACGACAGCCGTTGGTTCGGCACGCCGAGCGTCTTGGTCTGCCGCACGTTCATGCGCGGGAAGTTGATCGTGGGTTGCGTGACCGGACTCATGCGAGGTACGCGACGTAGTGCGAGAACGTCCCGCGCGTGTCGCGGTTCTTCCGAACCATGACGACCTCGCGGGCGCGACCGCTTTCGTCGGTGATGCGGTCGCCTTCGGTGATGGTGTCCTTGAGGCTGACGTGCGCGCTGCTGATGACCTCGCGCGCGTCACGCGTGCGAACGACGGTCGCTTCGGTGAACCACCGCACGTTCACGGTGACCCCCGTCGCGTACGTGGTGCCGTCGTACGCGTCCGTGGCGGTGCGACGCTCAAGCACCGCGGTTTGCTTCATGAACCGCGCGACATCCATGGGTCACATCCCCAAGTCCATCACGCGGTACGGCGCGAGGATCGCGGCGGCTTCCGCGCGCAACCCTCCACCAAGACGTTGAGCACCGGACTGAGCGGTGCCACCGGTGACGCCACCGTATGCGTAGGTGACGCTTGCGTTGTCGATGGTTTCGCTGGTGACGCTGGCGTTCGGACGCGTGTACGCGTCCGTCACGTGCGCCATGATCGCGTCCACGAACGCGCTCGGCACGCTCGCGGGGTTCGCGCCATAACCGGCGACGTACGTGACCTTGACGGCCTGTTGCGTTCGCACGCCGACCGGCCATGCGCGCCCGTAGTTGAGCACCACGCGCGCGGGTTCGCTGATGTCATCCAAGTAGTAGTTCGACGAGTCGAACGTCGCTTCGGTGTTGCTCTCGTCGTAGTACACGATGCTCGTCAGCGTCTGGATTGGCGGGCGCGGCAGCACGATTGGCCCGGTGCCCGCCCACGTGTGGATGCTGGCGTGACGCACGCCATCCCACCACGGCAACGCCGCCGGAGGGAACCGATCCAACGCGAACACCAACGTCTGCGTGATGAGCGCACGGTTCGTGAACGCCTCCGCGAGCAACCGCGCGCTCGTGATGAGCCGCGCGATGCGCGCGTCGCTGGTGTGGTCGGTGACGCCGAGTTCGGCTTTCACTTCGTCCACCGTGACCGGTTCGATGGCGGGCGCGACGGTGACGCGCAACTGTGAGCGAGGAACGTACGTGCTCATGCGCTACCGTCCTTCCTGCGTGGCGCGGTGCGCTTCGCGCGACCGGGCGAACGCCGCGGTTTGGTTGGACTCATCACGGTGGTCGCCGGTGACGCAATCGGATCGGAGATGACCTCCACCCAACCGCGCCGCACGGCGACCTCCATGAACCCGTTGCCGGATCGCGGGTCACGATCCGTGACGACCTCACCGGGCGCGAAGTGGAACAGCGCAGCGCCATCCGGCGACCACGTGCAATCCACCAGCACCCGGACGGTCATTACGACACCGTGCCCGTCGTCGGGGTGATGCCGGACGCCGGTTCGCGGCTGCTGTTCTCAAGCACGCCGATGACGGCGACGTTCCCGCTGATGGTGCCGGTCTCGGTGTACACCACGCGGAGGTACCGCGCGTCACCGAGGTACGCGATGGCGTACGTCTTGCTTTCGTCCCCGGCGGCGTCGATGACGACCTCGCCGTTGGTGTCGATGTCACCGTCGAGTTCCGCCGCGGCAACCTGCGAGTAGCTGGACGCGCTGGCGGGCGTGGCGGTGGCTTCCTGCACCTCAAAGGTGAGCAGGTTGCTCGCGTCCACGCTGCCGAGGTCGCCCACGCTGACGAGCAGCAGGACGCTATCGAACCCGATGGTGTCCACGTAGTTGCTGGTGCCGGTCGCGGTGATCGCGGTCGGCGGGCGCAGCGTCACGACGGACTTGGTGTTGTACGTCTCACGGTTAGGCATGGCTCATCCTCTCCTTAGCTCGCCGCGATGTCCATGAGGACGATGGCCTCGAAGTTGATGACATCGCCGCCGACGCGCCGCGTGGTGTAGAACTCCACGTACGGCTTGGCGCTGTACGGGTCACGCAGCACGCGCGTGCCTTGCCGATCCACGATGGTGTACGCCGCACGGAAGTTCCCGAACGCCGCGACGATGTTCCCGGCGCTCACGTCATCCATGTCCTCAAGCTCGGTGATGGGGTACCCGGCGAGGCTCGCGGGTTGCGTGCCGAACCCCGGCTGCCAGAAGAACTGGCCGGTGCCCGCGCCGCCGCTGTCGTCACGCAGCGTGCGGATGACGCCGACGGTCGCGCGGTTCATGGCCCACACCGCACCAGCGCGGTACGCCGGTTTGATGTGATACACCATGTTGATGATCGCTTCGGGCGCGATGGTCGCCGCCGCCAACGAAGGCAGCCGCGTGATCGTGCCGCGCGTCGAACCGTCCGCGTACGTGGTGAACCCGCGCGGCTGACCGACGCCGGTGCCGCTGACGAACGCGGCGTTCTCGGTGCGTGCCATCTTGTCCGCGACCTTGCGCTGCAACCACGCTTCGATGTCCACGCTGGCGTCGTCGAGCAGCTTCTGCGTGGCCTTCGGCTTGGCGTACAGTTCGTGCGTCGGGATGCGCCACATGCCGAGTTCCGGGGTGTCCGTCTCGGCGCGCGTGCCGGTTTCGGTGACCCACGAGGCGCTGACTTCATCACCGTCGAACAGGCCTTCCAGCGCGTCGGTGCTGATGGTCTCGACGGTGGCAATCTGCCGGACGGGGCTGGTCTCGTAGATGATCGACGAGATGCGCGCGCTCATGGCGGGCGTGACCACGAACCCGCCGTCCGGGTCGCTGTCCACGCTGAGCGCCTTCTGCATGCCTTCGAGCGCTTCGCGTTCATCGCTCGTCAGGCGCTGCTCACCGCGACGCAGGTACTTCACGAGCGCGGCACGCGCGACATCGTTCGCCTTGTCGGTGATGGTGTCGCCACCGTTGCCGGTTCGCATGGCGCGCTTGGTCACGTCCTTGAGCGTGTCCTGAAGCTCGTCGATGCGCGCGTTCATCTTGGTGAACGCTTCCTTGGTCATCGCGTCCGCGGATCGCCAGTCCCCGAACTCCTTGGCCTTCTGTTGGAGCAACGCGACGGTTTCGCGCAGTTCGCGTTCCACCGCCTTCGTCGCGCCCATGTCGATGGACGTGGTGTTCTCGGTTTCGTTCATTCGCCTTCTCCTTCGTTGGTGTGCGAGTCGAACTCCTTGAGCATCTCGCGTGCCTGAGCGAGAGCATCGGCCAGAGCGATGCCCGCGGTGGTCGTCGCACCGACGGAGGGTACGGCGGTCATGTCCATGCTACTCGGGCGCACCGTCATCGTGTGCGCGGCGTTGCCCGCGGCGACCAACGCGCGGATGTCACGCATCGTCGCCAACAGTTCCACCTGCCAATCGGCCTTGACGGATTGGATGGTGGCTTCCTCGTTCGCGGGGAACGTCACCAGCGAGTATTCCCACAGGCGGACTTCGCGGAACACGCGCGCGTTGCGTTCCTCGTCGTACGCGATGGCGGATTGCCCATCGGACGCCAACGCCGGAACGCTGAAGCCGATGCTCAACCCACCAAGCGCGCCTTCACGCGCGAGCGCGAACGCTTCCTTCGCGAGTTGCACGTCCATCACCAACTTGGCTTTGACGCGCAAGCCGTGCTCGTCCTCGGTGATGGCTTCGGTGACGCCGATGGGCGTGAACGCGTCGTGCTGCCACAGGACGGGGATGCGAAGGCCCTTCGCGCCTTTGGCTTTCCACGCGCTGAGCGTCCGCGAGAACGCGCCGGGCGCGATGACATCGCCTTGCGAGTCCACGTTCCCGAACACGCTGGCGTACCCCTCGATGACACCGGCGTCGGTGACGGTCTTGATGTCGAACGAGAAGTCCTTGGTGATGCGACCGGACGGAGCGGATCGTTTCATCGTGTTGCCTCCTTCGCGGGCGCTGCCGCGTCGAGCGGGGTGTATTGGTACCCGTGGTCGCCTTCGACCGGTTCCCGGTGGCTGCCGGGCGTGTACCAAATGCTGTTCGGGATGCCATCCGGGAACGCGAGGCACCGCTTGTGGCCTTCGTAGTGCGCGCACATCACGCATTGGAGGTTCGTCATAGGCCAATCTCCTTGAAGAAGTCCTCGATCCACGTCAGTTCGGGCGGCACAATCCCTTGGTAGTACAGCCGGAACGCCTCCGCGAACATCTCGGCAGGTGACGACGCACCGTAGTCCCCGGCGTACTTGGCGAACGACTCAAGGAACATCGCGCGTTCGGACCGTGACCCGCCGGTGATGTTGTCCTCGATCCAATCGACCATCGCACCGTTGAGGTCGGCCATGCCGCGGAACTCGGGCACCAACTCCACGCTGTCATGGTCGCGCAACCACATCTCGTGCACGAGGTGATCGAGGTAGTGCGCGAACTCGTGGATGATGAACCCGCGCGCGCTGGCTTGCTTCGTGAACTCGCTGAGTTCCATGCGTTCCACAATCTCGTTCATGTCCGCCATCGCGCCCCACTTCGTGTCGTGGTACGCGAACGTGTGCCGGAACGTCGGGTTCTTCACGCTCTTGTCCCACGACATCCGCATGTACGCCAACGTGTCCTGGTCCGCGCCGCTCATGCCCGCCATCGGATCGCCGTGCCACGTGTGGTTGTCGCTGATGTTGCTGATGAGGTCCGGCGCGAGCGTTTCGTAGTGGTGCGTCAACTCGGCCCACGTGTTCGCGAACATCTCCGCGTGCGGCAACGTCATGTGCTTGAGCTTCACGTCCGCTTCGTCCATGCCGAGCACGCCCGCCAACCACGTTTCGACTTCGGTGATGCTGGTGACCGGCGGCAGCAGCGGCGGACCCACGCCATCCGACCGGCGTGCCGGACGCGTCGCAGGCGGACGCGGTTTCGGCTTGGTCGGCTTCGGGCCAGGGGCCGGCACCGGCTCCGGCACCTGCGGCGACAAGTACGGGTCCGGCTGCCCGTTGACGGCTTCGACGTAGTACTCGGTGCACCGGCATTGGATGGTTTCGTGCGCCGGACCGTCCGGGTCGCCGGGGAACTTCAGCGAGTACCCACCGACGGTGTACGCCGCGTCAATCGGTACGGTTTGACCGTTGGCTTGCGCGTGCGTGACACGCGTGCGTTCGTCCGGCGTGGCGAGCCACACCTTCACCAGGTCCAACCCGGTGCCTTTGGCGGCTTGCTGGCTGCCGTAGTTGCTGGCGCGGATGGCTTCGGTGCGCGCGATGACCACCGACCGGTTCGGGATGATCGGGTCGAGCATCTCCGAGTCCAAGCGTCGCGCGATGTCCGGGATGCTCTCGCCACCGTTGATGCCATCGACGATGTGATGCTTGAGTTGCGCGCGCATGGTCATGTTGACTTCCTGCACCAAGTCCGCCGCGTGCGCCAACGCGAACGCCAACGTCTGTTCCGCCAACAGCCCGAACGTTTCCGCGGCGACGGTGATGAGCGAGTCCTCGACGCCTGCCTTCACGCGCGCGCGGTGACGCTTCTCGTCATCGTCGGATCGGATGCGAGATAGCGCGTCACGACCACCGGCGACCATCGCCGCCATCCACACGGGCACAAACGACTCCCAATCGGTGTCGAGCACGGCGTCGTCAATCAACGCCAACAGGCCGTCCGGTGTCGTGTCGTCGTCTACGCGGTCGGTGATGCGTTTGACTTGCGTGGTGAGGATGCGCGCGGCTTCGCGTTGCATCCGCGTGATCCACCGGTCTTGCAGTTCGTGGCGTTCGCGCGCGTACGCTAGTTGGTCACGCGGCGGTCGCGCCGCTTTGGTTTCGTCGTCCAGAACGTCGCTTTCGCGTTCGCGTATGTCGCCCTCCGGCGGTTCGTTGCCTTCACGACCCGCGGTTGGAGGCGGTG